GACTGCTTAACAACCATTCTAATGCACGATAGCGGAGAGTGGATAGAAGCAACCTATTGTATGCCAGTGGCAAAAATAAACGACCCCCAAGCAATGGGTTCTGCTATTACCTACGCTCGTAGATATGCGTTAGGTTCTATTCTTGGATTGAACATTGATGAGGACGATGACGGAGAAAAGGCAATGCAGAGAACACAATCCAAAAAACAAGAAGTGCCACAAGAGAAACCATTCATAAATCCTGCGATGGTTCAATGGGAGAAAGCGGTGGAACATATTAAAGGTGGTGGAGCGATTGATGACATACTCAAGAAGTATCAACTCAAGCCCGAACACTTGACGATTTTAAAGGCAGTTAAATGAATGATTGACGAACAGATATGATATCTACAAATTTAACAGAAGAAGCGTGGTTGCAATTACGGCAATCACGCTTTACAGGAAGCGAGATTTATAAACTAATGGGTAAGCCTCGTAATAAATCGGAGTACTTGAGTGAAACTGCTAAATCCTACGTTTACGAAAAGGCAGGTGTTATCCTTACCGGTATCCAACCCGAAATCTTCGGACGTGCTTTAGAATGGGGTAAAACTTACGAGCGTCAAGCCTTTGATACATTCGCAGCACAGGATTTCAAAGAGTACACATACTACGGAGGTGAAACTTTCACATTCATAGAGTTCAACGAAATTAGCGGATTTTCTCCCGATGGATTAGGTGAAAATTCTATTATTGAGATTAAGTGTCCGTTCAACTCTGCTGTGCATCTCCGGAATGCCACAATTACGGATGCTGAAAGTTTAAAGGATAATCACCCCGAATATTACTGGCAAATGCAATTTGGTATGCTATGCACTCAAACAGAATACGGAATCTTTGTAAGTTATGACCCTCGTATGCCCGAATCTCACAAACTATTTACCTCCGTTATTGAGTTGGAAGATATTCGAGAGGAAGTAGAAGAGAAACTATATCACGCAGGATTGATGTTAAATAGTATCATTCACTAAGGAAATCGTCCGTTTACTAAAAAAGTGTAAGGATAGTGAAAATTATTCTTGCACTTTTGAAAGTTATATCTATCTTTGAATCATCAAACAACACAAACTATGTTACCAATAGAATTTTTAATCTTGTATCCAATCAGCCTACCAGTGGCATTTTTATTGCACAAGGCTTGGAAGAAGTTAACGAGCAAATCAGAACTACCGGAGGCACAACCTTACCAGTTTGAGAAAGACCAACCAATTAGCAACTTTAACGATGTTACAACACATTGGAAGAGAGAGGCTAATAGAATGTATAAAGGAGGTCAACTATGAAACTATACACAGAAGAACAAGTAAAGCAAATGATTGAGAAAAGCAGAGAAACTGGGTTAACTGCTGAATATCTTATTTTTACTACCACCCCCATCGAATTACCAAGTGATGAGGAGATACGAGAAGAGAGATTATTACAATTTCCCGATTCTGAATATGCTAACAGGGCTAATGATAGACTTGCCTTTTTATGTGGAGCAAAATATGTAATTAATAAAATACAAGGAGGTAACAAATGAGTATCGACAAAACTATGAAAGAGGGAAACCAGTGTTCAAAAAACTTTAAATTTAAAAAGAGAGTAAACACAATTACTGAACTTATGGAAATATTGGAAAAACAACCATCTATTTACTGGAATCACAGACCATATCCATGCGCAGTGGTAATGCAACAAAAACTTGTTGTTCTCATGAATGCAATAAAGTATGGCAGAATGTGGGAAATAACTAAAATACAAGGAGGTAACAAATGAACAAAAATTTAGCACTGTTTCTATCATATGTAGCAGCATTTACAATTGGATTGTACACATCAAGCCAATTCAAATTTAACACTCCAATTGAACCGTACAAATGGTTTATAACATCTTTTTTTTGGGGTATGTTTTCGATAATCAGTTTTATTAAAAACAAAAGAAATAACAAATGAGCAACAATAAACAAACTATGAAACTATACACAGAAGAACAGATGCACACAGTAATGTTGTTAGCATTAGGCAAGTATCAAATCCACAGCAACAGAAAGGTATTAAAAGAGAATCAAGATTTAATTTATTCAATAAACCCCATCGAACTACCAAGTGACGAGGAGATAGAGAATGGATATGAACCAAAAACTATGTATGATTTAGGTTATTTGGATGGCGCAAAATGGATGCGTGATAAAATACAAGGAGGTAACAAATGATAATCTACCACCACAAATCAATAGTAAATGGAGTAGAAGTATTCCGAGTATGGAAGAATGGTGATATGGTTGGAGAGTTTAAAACAGAACACGAGGCGGAGTCATTATATCACTACCTATTAGCAACGCAAACAGAACACTTTAAACAGGCTATTTTGGAATCATACACACAAGGTAGAATATCTATGTTAAAACAAAACGGTCTATTAGCAGACGAATATTGGGAGAAAACTTATGAATAAATCAATAGCAAAATATGAAGCGTTCAATAATATTATTGAATCAGGCAAAGCAACTACAATTAGTTACTTAATTTACAATTCACTACGAGAAGAACCAAGAACGATTTTACACTTTAGGAATGTGTTAAAGATACCACACCAAACTTGTACTGGTATATTATCTCTATTAGAAGATAGTGGATGGATTTATAAGCAACAAACCATTAGAATAGACGATAAAGCGTACACTCTTTACAATGCGGAAACGAATAAACAAAAAGCATTACAACGAGCAATAGAAGTTGATGCGTATAAGAAGCGTGAATGGATTAATCGTGGATTCAAAAACGGATGGTTTGATGAACAAACGGCAAATGATATTGCCATACAATTAAAATTGGATTTATGATTAAACTATGAGATGGAATAAACAAGATTTAGAAAAATTAAAGCAACTATACCCCGTAACCATCAACAAGGATTTAGTACCAGTGTTTAATAGAAATTTAACCGCAATACGGACTAAGGCTTACGAATTAGGCATACAGAAAACAAAGGAAACAATCAGTAACATTGGTAAACGTCCAAATAGCGGTCAATTTAAAAAGGGAGTACCATCGTGGAATAAAGGCACTAAAGGACTAATGGATTTTAATACCCCTACACGCTTTAAAAAAGGGATGATACCACACAACAAGTTGCCTGATGAGTTACGGGAAATTACCAAACAATTGTCACGATTAAAAAAGAACATTAAAGAAAGGGAGAAACGATATGCCACGCAACAAAATTGAGGATTTACGCAACCATCTATTTGAAACGATAGAGTTACTCAAAGAAAAAGAAATAGATGTCAACACCGCTAAGGCTATTAGCGAAGTTGCACAGGTCATTGTGAACACGGCAAAGGTTGAAATTCAGTTTATCAATCGTGCTAATAGCAATGAAGAAATAGGATTTATAAAGTTGGAAAATAAGAAATAAATACCTATATTTGAATCGTTAACTGGATTGTAGCAGAATCCGAAAGTTAAAAGACTATTGCCTGTTGGGTTTACGTGCACTGCTACTGCCGTAAATCTGATGGGCTTTTTTTATGGCTAAAAATAAGAAATCATTCATTCTATACGCAGACCAAAAAGGCGTATTTGAACAACTACCTGATGAGTACGCAGGTAAACTAATTAAGCACATATTCCAATATGTGAATGACGAAAATCCAATAAGCGACGATTTGATTATCAATATTGCTTTTGAACCCATTAAGCAATGTTTAAAACGGGATTTGCAAAGATGGGAGGATTATATTGATAAACAGAAACTTAACGGAAGTAAAGGTGGAAGACCATCAAAACCCAAAGAAACCCAAGAAACCCAAGCCTTTTTATCAGAACCCAAAAAACCTGATAGTGTAAGTGTAAGTGATAGTGTTAGTGATAGTGAAACTGATAAAGATATTGATAGTAATAAAAAACAAACTAAACGTTTTATCAAACCAACAATCGAAGAAATACGCACAGAAATGCTCGAACAAAAAATGAGTGACGAATCAGAACGTTTTTACCATTACTACGAATCTAATGGATGGATGGTAGGTAGAAATAAAATGAAGAATTGGAGAGCAGCAATTGTAACTTGGAAGAAAAACCAAAAACCAGTACAACAACAACCAGTACAAAACCAATATAGAGTATTATGAATGTAATAAATTTTAGTGGAGGTAGAACGTCCGCATATATGACGAAGAGATTGATTGACGAAGGATTAACTGACTACATTGTAACATTTCAAAACACTGGTAAAGAATTACCACAAACTTTAGATTTTATAAATCAGTGTGATAATCAATGGGGTTTAAATATTGTATGGTTAGAATATAGACAACCTGCTACATTTGAAGTTGTAAAATACGAAACTGCGTCACGCAACGGACAACCATATGACGAATTATTACAACAAAGACCATCAGCAATACCAAATCATCAATTTAGATTTTGTACGTTAGAATTAAAAATAAACACATTAAAAAGATATTTAAAGTCTATCGGGATTACAGATTACATTTCATTTAATGGAATACGTTATGATGAACCGAGACGATGGGGTAAAGTAATAGAAGATGTTGAATTGCCATTGGTAAAATGGAAAACAACAAAAAAAGATGTATTAGATTTTTGGTCTAAACAACCATTTGATTTAAAAGTAAATGAGCCTTACGGGAATTGTGATTGTTGTTTTTTAAAAGGTAAAGGCAAATTATCAATTATTGCAAAAGAGAAACCAGAGTTATTTGATTGGTGGATAGAAAAGGAATCGGATGGTAGACAATGGAAAAAAGAAATTACCTATAAAGAATTAAGAAATAAAGGTTTAAATCAATTAGGTTTGTGGGACAACGACCCATCATTTGAATGTTTTTGTAATATAGATTAATTATGAACTTAGAACTACACATCGTTAGCAACATAATGTTCTACGAGAAAAATTATGTTTATTTACCAAGATTAAAATACACTTGGTTTACAACACCAATACATAGAGAGATAATCCAAGCGATGCAGTTTCTTTATTTACAGAACCAACCATTCGGTTTATACGAGATAGTCAACCATATTGGACAAGAGAAAGCGTATGAAGTGAGTATGATTTTAAACTCTGTTATGGGTACAGGTGAAATCGAACCACATATTAAACAACTTCAAGCCGTATCACTTAAACGTCAATTAGTAGATAGATTAGGTACAATAGATTTAACACGTGATTTAAAGGCTATTACAGACGATTTAACGCAATATGTTGAAGAGGCAATGATAGTACACGCCAAAGAGTCTATTGCGATGAATAAGGTCACTGCAAAGACGTTTGACGATATGGTATCAGCAATCGAGAGAGGCGATTCAATTAATGGCAGACCTACCGGATGGCATAGATTAGATAGAGTAATAGGAGGTTGGAACAAAGGAGACGTAGTAATTATAGCGGGGAGACCAGGCTCGGGGAAGACATCAATCGCTTTAACCTTTATTTTGAACGCTGCAAAACTTGGTTCAAAGTGTTTGTTTCTATCATTGGAAATGTCTAACGAACAAATAGCAAAGCGTTATATGAGTTTGATATCTTCGGTAACAAACGGAAAGATTCGCTCAGGTAATTTGGATAAAAAAGATATCGAAACTTTAGCCGTTGCCATTGTAAACGATGAGAACATATTCCATATTGACGATGAGGCGATAGTTGATATTAACACAATCAAATCAAAGGTTAAAATTCACAAAGCAAAGTTTGGATTGGATTTATTGGTTATCGACTATTTACAATTAATCAAAGGAAACAAACAAAACAGAGAGCAAGAGATATCCGACATAAGCAGAAATTTAAAAGTATTAGCCAAAGAATTAGACATCACGGTTATTGCATTGGCTCAGTTATCACGGAAGTGTGAAGAACGAGCAGACAAAAGACCGATGTTATCCGATATTAGAGAGAGCGGAAGTATAGAACAAGATGCAGACGTTATCTTATTTCCATTCCGACAAAACTACTACGATAGGCAATTACTCGACATTGAGGATAGCGAATTGATAGTTGCAAAGAATCGTCACGGAGAGGTAGGAATGATAGAAACTGAATTTATACCAAGTAGAACATATTACAGAGAAAAATGATTTACCAAGTAAAACCAATAGATTACCAAGATTGCAAAGAGTGGTTTTTAAAAAAGCATTATTTAAGACGATTACCATCAATTAGTTTTTGTTTTGGATTATATGAAAATACAATTTTGATTGGTGTATGCTCATTTGGTAATGCAGTACCATTAACAATGAAACGTAGTATTTGTGGTGAACAATACGAACATTTAGTTTATGAATTAAACAGATTGATTGTTAACGATAACCATAAAAAAAATATAACCAGTTTTTTTGTTGGACAATGTCTACGACAATTACCAAAACCAATGATTGTAGTTTCATATGCCGACAAATCACAAGGTCATAACGGATATATTTACCAATCAACTAATTTTATGTATTTAGGGTTATCGCATACACAAAAGGATTGGAAGATTAGAGGCGAAGAAGATAAACATTCGAGGACATTGATGGATGAATTTGCATTTACTCCTAATAGAATAGAGTTATTAAAAGAAAAATACGGAGATAGACTATATCAAGTTGAACGTGAACCAAAACATAGATACGTTTATTTTTTAGGTAGTAAAACACAAAAACAAAAATTCCTAAAAGCATTAAGGCATCAGTTACAACCATACCCAAAAGGAGACAATAAAAGATATGATGCAAGTTATCAACCAACAACACAAACAAAACTATTTTAAAATGGAAAACCCTTATCAGAAAATCTATGACCTCGAAAAACAAAATAGGTCATTACAAACAAAAATGGAACGTATGCGTAAGATGTACGAAGACAAATTAGCAGAACTAAGACACGAGATATTAAACCCTCGTATTAAGTACACGAAGAAACTGGAAGATTGGGAAGTTGTACTTGCTGAAATATGCAAAGTGTATAACGTAACACCTGCAATGGTAATAAGTAATTCCCGAAAGATGGAATACACTGCACCAAGACATTTGTTCTGTTACATCCTACGCTTTCACTACGGAATGAAAGTAGTAGCAATAGGTCGCATATTAATAAAAGACCATACAACGGTGCTACACGCTTGTAAAACAATCGAATACTATTTAGAATATGACAAAATCCTCCAAAGAAACTACTCCACCCTCCTTGAGGTATTGGGATTTAATAGTGACAAAGGGTCTTTACACCTCGATAATCATTCTGTACAACGAGTCCGAAGTGGAGTATTATAAGAAAAAATATAAAAAGTTAGGATATAGTTGTAAAATTGAAAAAAAGTTTTAAATTTGAATATCAAACGCAACGAGATTATACAATGGTTAACAACTGAGTCGTGGTTCTTGGAGGCGTGTTACAAGATAGCACCTAACAAGGACACGGCTGAGGAGTTGTACCAGTATGCATTTCTTGCGATAATGGAAAAACCTAATAAACAAATAGAGGAAATTTATGAGGGTGGTTATATACGCTTCT